ATATGAAAGAGAAATAGGTCTGCCTATTATAATCTTTGCTTGTTACAATGAGGAGATGACTATGGAAATCTTGTCTTTAAATGATTTAAAGGAGATAACCGATGAACTAGTTCAAATTAAAAAATCAATATTAGACAAAACTAGAAAAAAGGAGGTAATGATATATAAACACATATTTTGTAAGGTAGCAAAAGAAATGGGGTACACATTCAGCTACATAGGAGATTATTTACAGATTGATCACAGTACAGTTATACACTCTGTAAATAAAATTAATGACTTATTGGATGTAGAGTCAAAAGAGCATGTAATTGCTTATAGTACATTCATAGAAAAAGTAAAGGAAAAAATAGAAAATGGAAGAGCTGTTCAATACACTTATAAGAAAAGGGATAACTCCCAACCAATTATACATGTTGCATTGTCTTAAGAATAAAGTACAAGCAGTTGGGATTAATCAATATGTAGAATTTAAAAATCTTAGTGATGGAGAATTTGTAAACAGTGATAAAACTTTCACTGAACTTGGTACTCAGATTTATAAAGAACTTGAAGAATTTTTTAGTAAAGAAAGGGCTGATGCATCTAAAAAAATTCTTACAGAAAACTATGCTGAGAACATAAAAAATTACTTAGATTTGTTCCCCCGAAAAAAATTACCATCAGGTAAACTAGCAAGATCAGACAAAAAAAATATAGAGAACAACTTCAAATGGTTCTTTAAAAATTTTGATTATGATTGGGAAACAGTGTTAGAAGCAACTGCACATTATGTTGATGAATATGAGAAGAAAAACTATCTGTATATGCAGACTTCTCAATACTTCATATGCAAAACACAGGCAGATAAATCTAAACTTTCACAATTAGCAGATTATTGCGCTATGATTAAAGATGGTATTGAACCTGATGAGGACTCTCATTTTAAAGAAAAAGTAGTATGAATAACCTATGGATACCTCGTAAAGATGGTTTTAAGAAGGCATTAGAATACATGAAAGGTAGAGCTAATGGTTCTATTAAATCAGTGCAAACCCCCTGGCCTAAATTTAATGATGCCACAACAAATGGATTAGAGTGGAATACTCTATCAGTAATAGGCGGAAGACCAGGTGCGGGTAAGACTCTGATTAAAGATCAGATTATACGGGATGCATTTGCATTAAATCCGGGTTCACAGTTTAGAGTATTAGAGTTTAGTTTTGAGATGATAATGCAGACTTCTTGCTTGCGTGACTTTAGTGCAGCATTAGGAAAGAGTTATAAGCATCTCTGTAGTGCAGCAAACAATGTTGTTACACCTGAAGAACTGCAGTTTTGTTATGAACTAGCTAAACAGAAAGTACACCTTCCTATTGATACTGTAGAGCAACCTTGTACAGTTAATGAGATGCGGGATATAGTAGATCAGTATATTAATGAATATCAGATGCCTACTATAATAACCGTAGATCACAGTGTTCTTGTTAAAAAATCACCATATCATAGAGACAAATATGAAATGTTATATGAGTTTGGTGAAATGTTAACAGAAATTAAAAGGAAGTACCCTATTATGATGATCATACTTAGTCAGCTTAATAGAAATGTAGAATCACCTGAAAGAAATGAAGATGGTAAGTATGGTAACTATATACTTGACTCTGATATCTTTGGTGGTGATGCATTACTACAACATGCAGACTTGGTTGTTGGCCTTAATAGACCCGCTAAACAAAAAATTAGATACTATGGTCCTGATAGATACATAATTGAAGATGATAAAACTTTGGTTATGCATTTTCTTAAAGCCAGAAATGGTGATAACAGGATGTCATTCTTTAAAGCAGAATTTGAAAAAATGTCTATCTCTGAGATGGACACACCACCCACACAAGAAAGAAGAATTAAAACTACATGATTAACACAATTATTTCTAAACCAAAACTTACTTCAGAAGAGAAGAAAAAGAAGATTCAGGAATTGTTTGAGTATCATATTCCGACACTCATGAAACAACCTGGACTTATTGAACCTATCTTCATTCCAAAGATGGCCTACAAACCAGCAGGTAAAGATGAAAAACATGTTACATTTTTTGCCAGCGAAATAGAAAAGGCTGAGTATTTTGAGAATCCAAAAGATATATTCATTGAATTTATCAGTAATGAATACAATCCTGAAGATCCAAAGAGAACATTATACAAGTGGAGATTTAATCCTCACTGGAGAACAGAGTATGATACAATTCCTGCTACAGATATTATACAACAAAGATATATGATACCTGTTGCTGAGTTACGTATTATAAATAAAATAGAAGAAAAACAAGAAGAACCTAAGAAAATTTCTATGGAGTTTGAACTTGTTGATGATGCGCCATTTAATATGCTAACTATTAGAGATCTTGCAGCAATTATGCTTAAGAAACCGGTTAGTCAGAAACAATGGTTGAATGATTTAATAAAACAAAAATAAAATATAATAAAGTGGCACAGTCAGTATTAGTAATCGCAGAGTCAGGTGCAGGTAAAAGCACGGCTATTGCAAACCTTACACCGGAAGAAACATTTATCATTAATGTTGCAAACAAACCTCTTCCTTTTAAAGGATGGAAAAAGATGTATCCTATTTGGTCTAAAGAAAACCAGGAAGGTAGAATGTACACTAGACCATCTGTAAAAGATATAGAAGCTTGTCTTAAATATGTTAATGAAAAACGTCCAGAAATTAAAAACATTGTTATAGATGATTTTCAATACATTTTTGCTTTTGAATATTTTGATAGAGCTGATGAAAAAGGTTATGAAAAATTCACAAGCATTGGTAAAAATATGGCCCACATTGCAAGGATGCCTATTTACATGCGTGATGATCTTACTATATTTTTTCTAACTCATGCAGAAGAATCACAAGATTTAGAAGGTAGAAGAAAGTTTAAAGCCAAAACTATTGGTAAACTTGTAGATAACTCTTTAACTCTTGAAGGTTTATTCTCTATTGTACTTTTTGGTAAAGTAAAGAAAGACAAAGATGGAATTATAAGATATGTATTTGAGACTCAGAATAATAGTGAGAATACATGTAAATCTCCAGCAGGAATGTTTGAGTCATTTGAAATTGCTAATGACTTAAACTTAGTAAAACAAGCAATTATTAACTACGAAAATTAAAATTATGATTAGCACAAAAGACATTCAATCTAAAGGTGGCAGCACGGCTAAAACCTTAAACCCCGGTGAACACACAGTAACTATTTACAATCTTGGACTTGAGAAAGTATCTTATAAAGAAGGTGCTTATCATCTTGTTCTTAATGTAGAGGGCCCAGACATGGGTTCTGAGTTTGAAGGTTTCTTTAAAAATAAAGATAAACCTGAACTTGGTAGACACAAAGGACAGATCGGTAGAGTAAAATTTGGTTACTATCCTTTCTCTGACGGTGTAACTAAAACAGGTGTAAAGATTAGCAGAGATATAAGTATTCTTAGAGCTATTCAACAAATCTGTATTGCTACAGATAACATGAAATGGTTTGAAGAAGCAGATGGTAAATATGAAACTATTGAAGAATTTGTAAATGGTGCTAACAAAGCTATCACTAATAGTAAAACACAGATTAGAATATGCACAGCTGGTAAAGAATATGAGAAAGATGGTTATACTAAGTATGACTTATTCCTTCCTAAGTCTTCTATGAATAGTTATGCTATTGAGAATGCTAGTATTGAAGCTAGTAAGTTAATGAAGTTTAATCCTGCAGAACACATTAAAAAGACTGAAGCTAAAACTGTAACACAGTTTGGTGGTAATAATGATGATGTTAATCCTTTTATGGATAGCACACCTGCACCTCAATCTACAGAGTTTGAGTTTTAACTTTTAAAGTTTATTTAAGAAAAGGGGGAAGTTTATTCCCCCTTTCTTATTATTGTATGTATGATTAGCACTAAAGGTTTATTTGATATTACAAGTGTTCCAATAACCTGGGTGTTTGAACATTATTGTAAATTAACAGAAAAGCTTAGTGGCCAAGATGTTAGAATGAAGTCTTTGTTTAACAGCAATGACAAAACTCCAAGTATGTTTATTTATGTAAATAAAGAGAAGGGAGTTTATAAATACAAAGACTTCTCAACTAACAGGGGCGGTGATCATGTTGATTTAGTACAGCAGTTATTTGGTTTACCTGATAGATTCTCAGCTATTGATAGAATAGTTAAAGATTATGCTCTCTACAAACCCGGTGATGCTTATACTATACAAACATTTAAACAATCACCAAGATATAAAGTAGATACTTGCACACTCCGTAATTGGAATACAAATGATGCCAAATATTGGGGTCAATATAATATTGGTAGTAAATTATTGGATTTCTATAATGTAAAACCAATACAGGAGTATGTAATGTTTAAAGAAGAGGATGGTCTGTATAAATCTATAAATGTAAGTTCTAGTATTCTTTATGGTTATTTCAATAAAGAAGAAGAGCTTTGCAAGATATATCAGCCCACTAATTCAAGAAAAAAGTTTTTAAAGATTAAAGATTATGTACAGGGTAGTGATCAACTGCAGGATAAAGATAAGTTGTTTATTGCATCATCTATGAAAGATGGATTATGCTTAAGAACTATGTTTCCAGATTTTGATTTTATTGCTCCTGATTCAGAGAATAGTATGATTAAGAAAGAATTTATTTCTCAGCTTAATCATAAAGAAATGTATATAATTTTTGATAATGATGATGCAGGTAGAATCTCAACAGAGAAATATTGTAATATGTATCCAAATCTAAAACCATTATATTTGCAAGTGGAAAAAGATGTAGCGGATGCTGTTAAAGCACATGGTACAAAGAAGATACAAAATATAATAAATCATCTTTTATGATATATACAATACATGGTAACACTCCTAGTTCAAAGAATAGTAGAGTATGGACCGGAAGATATAGTATAGCAAGTGCAGCTACAAGAAAATGGAAAGCTGCTACCGAGCAAGAATTTAAAGATCAAGCAAAACAGTTTAGAAAAGAATCTAAAGGTCTTACTAAGCCATTGTATGTAGAGTTTAAGTTCTATAGAAAGAGCAGACATAAGTTTGACTTGATTAACATAGCACAAGCTGTACAAGATGCAATGGTAAACTATGATTGGATAGATGATGATAACGCTGATGAACTTATTCCGGTATTTGCTATTTACCAATATGATAATAAAAACCCAAGAGTAGAAATTAAAATCCTAAAGTAATGGAAAAAAAGAAAACGTATAGAGTTGCTTATGCATTCTCTCAAAAAGCTGCTGTTTATGTAGATATAAATGGCTGGGACGCTTTGCTTTCTGACACCAATACAGAGCTTGAAAAAGATTATGACTATGGTGTTATTGAGTTTGATACTAAAGCTGAAGCAGATGCCTATGTAAAAGGTGTAGAAGATTCAAATGGTTGGGCAGATCCTATAGCTATTAGACTTAATGGATAATGATAAGCTAAAAGAAGTTAGAAAAGCATATATCTTAGCAAGAGCTCTCAATATTCAGTATGCTTTTATTAGAGAGTACTTAAACAATGATCTTAAAAAGGCATGTAATGATGCCAAATCTAAAAATTCTTTCTTTATAAAAACAATAGATCACGCCTTTAAAAGAAAGGTTGGTGATGCATTTATAGATGCAGAAGAAGAAGAGGCATTCAAATATCTAGAAGAACTAGATAAACTAATTTAATTTTATGAACAAACATGAAGAGCTAGCAATCATCTCTAAAGAGTTGATGCTAGAACAACCATTTTATGGTCTGTTCCTTATTGGTTTGAATAAGGAATTTGGTAAAGCTGTACCCACAGCAGGTGTCAGTAGACAAAATATTAATTACAAGCTTGTAATTAACCCTGATTTCTGGAATAGTTTGAGTAATGATCACAGAAAAGGCTTACTATGGCATGAAGTTTTACATATAGTTTTTGATCATATTAATTTGAGAAATAGCTATGGTGACTTTAGACTGTTTAATATAGCTGCAGATTGTGAGTTAAATCAATATATTCCTCAGCACTTACTTCCAG